CAGTTACCGAATGAAGCGGATTACCGGAAATTACAGGCACTTTTTCAGCGGACAGCTGCAGAGTGTCAGCGAAATAACCCGTTATACCGTGAACATAATGATCTGGTCAGTGAGCAACATACACTCAGGCGTGAATATCATGAACTGGCAGATCAGTATCAGTTGTTGCGCCGTTACTTCACGGTATCAGTTGATGTGCCTTATACCGATGTGTGGACATTCCCGCCGGTTCAGTTTTACCCCGGAAAGCACCCCTGTGAAAAACCGGCTGCAATGATGGAACACATCATAAAAGCCAGCAGCCGCGAAGGTGATCTGGTCGCTGATTTTTTTATGGGATCCGGGGCGACACTGAAAGCCGCATTGAAGCACAACCGTCGCGTTCTGGGTGTGGAAATGGAAGCAGAACGGTTTAAGCAGACGGTATCCGAAATAACAAATTAATTACCAGGCCACTGAGAATGAATAGTGGCCGTAATGATAAGAGCATTGGAGCGTGACAGGCTCATTCCCTAATCCACGTTCGGATACAGTGCTCTTCTTATTACTTTCCCGCCGCTGGCGGGATTATCCGAATAATGCTGCAGCCACCTCATTTTAACCTGTTTAAAACATATAACCCGGTTGCGGCATTACCCCTATCACTCAACATACGGAACACTCCGCAGGGGGTGGATATGCGCATGCCTGACAAATATTCCAGCCCTACAGCGTACGCCTGGGGGCTTATAACCTCTGCTTTTGGCGTTTTATCTCTGGATCAGTGGGCTATTGTTGCCGGGATCATCTGTACTGTCGGAACGTTCCTGGTGAACTGGTATTACAAACGGAAGGAATTCCAACTGAAAGCCGGAGAACATCATGAATAACCGATTAGTTAAAAAAGTCATGGCCGCTTGTGCCGCCGGGGCGATTGCCGGTGCGCTGGTGCTGATCCCCGCATATGAGGGTGTTGAGTACAAACCTTACCGTGATGTGGCCGGAGTGCTCACCGTATGTTATGGCCATACCGGCAGTGATATTCAGCCCGGCAAGCTGTACACGGAAGCTGAATGCAAGGCCCTGTTGCATGACGACCTGACGAAAGTCCGGCGCGCGGTTGACCCGATGATCAAAGTGTCGATTGATGACAACACCCGTGCGGCCATCTATTCCTTCGTTTACAACGTAGGGCCCGGTGCGTTCTCGCGTTCTACGATGCTGCGTAAACTCAATGCCGGTGACATCACGGGTGCATGTGACGAAATGAAGCGCTGGACGTTTGCTGGTGGTAAACAGTGGCAGGGGTTGATTAACCGGCGCGAAACGGAGAAAGCGATATGCCACGGAACCCTTTAACTTTGATCATCATTGCTATCATTCTGCTGACGGTCAGTCTGTTGGCAGGCTGTTACCTGTATTCGCTCGAGACTCACTGTAAGCCGCTGCCGGGCAATCCGCTGGACGGTGTGATTCATTATGAGTGTGAAGCGCCATGAAAAGGGTAATCACTGTATTACTCAACGGCTGGGTGTGGGCGGTAGTATTCTTCGGTCTGTGGATGTTCAGCCTGTTATCGGCTGAAAAATCAGAAGGGCAGCACAAAGACGATGTAATCACCGATCAGCAAAAGGTGATTGATAACGCTTACACCAGCATCGATATCTTTGACCGCGTGTCCGCAGCGAACGCCAACCGCAGCATGCGCATCGAGGCCAAATCACAGGAGAAGCAGATTGAATACCGCACCATCATCCGGAAAGAGCCTACCTGTAATCTGTATATTCCTCAGTCTGTTTCTGACGGGCTGCTCAGCCACGTCTACGCCATCCGTGAATCAGCAATGCGTTCCGCTCCCGACATCGCTGACACAACCGGTGCTGGCTCCGCTACCACCCGCCGACTGACATATTGCCAGGCGGTTGAGTGGATAGAGCCGCTGCTGACGGCACTGGATAAGGCGAACGGGCAGTTAATGGATATCCGGAAAGCGGATACTGAGAGAAACAGACGAAAGTAATAACCCATCACAAAGCCTGCTCACTGAGTGGGCTTTTTAATTGGTTAAGGAGAAAGCACCATGAAACCGGATTGGGGGGTGTTACAGCAACAGTTCCTCGCCGAGCATTCAGTAACGGGAATATCCCCGAAAGAATGGTGTGAGATACAGGGACTGAATTACGCAACAGCGCGTAGGTACATCAAAAAGCCAACTGCGCAGAGTGCGCAAAAAACTGCGCAAAAGAAAGTGCGCACTGCGCAGAAAAAAGAATGCGCAAATGAACCGGTGTGCAATAGTGATATACCGGATGCGCAAGGCAATAAATCCGACAATGCGCAGAATGATGAAACAGAGTTCGATCTGCGCAAATACGGGCTTAACGATATGCAGGCACGTTTTGTCACTGAGTATCTTATCGATATGGACAAGACAGCGGCATACCAAAGAGCGGGATATAAAAGCCAGGGTGAAACAGGAGCAGCTGCAGCCCGACGCCTGTATCGAAATGTATCGGTGAACCGGGCAATACGGGATGCCCTCACAGCACGGGAACGCCGGACTGAAATCACCCAGGACGCAGTATTAAAAATGTGGTGGGACATTGCCACTGCAGACCCGACAGAACTGACGGAGTACCGCCGGTTATGCTGTCGCCACTGCTGGGGCTTTGGTTTCAACTACCAATGGCGGGACTCGATAGAGTTTGAGGACGCAGTCAGTGAAGCGACTGCGAAGAAGCAGAAGGAACCAAACGACAGGGGCGGCTACGGTTACGACAGCACACTGGATCCGAATCCTGATTGCCCCCGCTGCAATGGTGCCGGTATTGGTCGTCCTCATTTCCACGATACACGGGATTTAAGGGGCGCAAGCCGCCGGTTATTTGCCGGGATAAAAGAGGGCAAGTTCGGTACTGAGGTGATCACCCGTAATCAGGATGAGGCGCTGAAGATGGTTGCGCAGCATTTGGGGATGCTGAAAAACCGGACAGAGGTCACCGGTGCAGATGGCGGCCCGATACAATCAACGGGATTTGACCTCAGTGGACTGACGACAGATCAGCTTTTGCAGTTACGTGAAAAAGCGGGGAAATAGCCACTCTTTAACATAATGGTTGTTACCCGAATAAGCGAAATCAGGTTCACGCAAAAAGCACACTGAACCTGTCAAAAGCAATACTCATCCCCGGGCAATATGCACGTTTATTTTGTTACTCATTTGTTATCAAAAAACCGGAAGCGGCTTCGGAGTGATTCGGCGCTGAAAGGCTCGTTTTTGTCATTTTAGGTGATGTGATGGATATCAATGTCGATCTGTTTGATCAAGAAGTTCGCAGAGAGATAGCGCGGCGCAGCCTGCATGAATTTATCCAGTACATTAACCCGGAATACATCACCAGTCACTTTTCGGAAACGGTTTGTGCATCACTGGATAACTTTCTGATTGAGATGATGGCCGGTAAGCGGCCGATTCTGATTCTCGGCGCACCGCCGCAGCATGGTAAATCCGATATTGTGTCGCGGTATCTTCCGGCGTATTTCTTCGGTAAGTATCCGGATAAACGTGTAGGCGCATTGTCCTATTCGTCAGATCTGGCCAGTGACATGAACACTGATGTTCAGCGCATCATGTCGTCAGATGAGTACCGGACGCTGTTTCCTCAAAGCTGGTTAGGTAATAAACCGACTGACGGTGTGGCGGTTAAGCGTAATACCGAAGAATTCGGGATTGCCAATCACAGGGGAACATACGTCTGTGCCGGTGTTGGCGGCCCGCTAACAGGTAAAAAAGTTGATCTCGGGATTATTGATGACCCGATAAAAAACTCAAAGGAAGCGCTCAGTCCCACGGTTAAAAAGTCAATTTGGAACTGGTACGCATCAACGTTTAAAACCCGCCTGTCCCGGAACAGCGGCGAGATCATCATGGCGACCCGCTGGGCGACAGATGACCTTTCCGGCCGGGTAAAAGAGAAAACACCAAAAGCCAGAGTGCTGGCATTTCCGGCCATCAACGAGCAGGGTGAAGCGCTTGTCCCTGAGTTGCATCCACTGGACCAACTGCTCGAAACAAAAGCCATTCTCGGTGATTACTTCTGGTCTGCCATGTATCAGCAGAAACCGAAACCGGGAGACGGGCAGATATTCCACGAAGAATTCGCCCGGTACTACCTGCCGAAAGATCTGCCGGATACCTTTGATGAAGTCATTCATAGCTGGGATATGACGTTTAAGGACAGTGACGGCACGGACTACGTTGTTGGTCAGGTATGGGGCAAGAAGGGGGCTAATGCCTATCTGCTGTATCAGATCCGCAAACGCATGAGTTTTACCGAAACCCTGAAAGCCGTGAAGCTGCTGGCCGAGAAATACCCGCAGGCGCGACGAAAACTGGTGGAGGATAAAGCCAACGGACCGGCGGTCATCGACTCGCTCAAGTCAACAGTTTCCGGCCTGGTACCTGTCGAGCCAGACGGCAGCAAAATTGCCCGTGCTCACACCTGCACCGCTGAATGGGAAGCCGGGAACGTCTGGCTGCCGCACAAAGATATTGCACCTTGGATCACCGAAACGGTGGACGAAATAACAACATTCCCGTTTGCCGGGCACGATGACACCGTGGATGCTATGACACAGGCGTTGAGATGTTTGTATCAACGGCAGAGTAAAACAGTATGGGACATCATGTAATGACTAAGAAAAATTTAATCGGTCGTCTCAATGATGGCCTGAGCAGCCTGATGACTTCTCTTGGCGAGAAAATAGGCGCAGTGAAGTACAGCGACAAGCACGACAGAGTATCGGATAAAGAGCTTGAGGCACTTTATGACGGGTCGTGGGTCGTGGCGAAGTACATCAACAAAACCGCTGACGATATGCTGAAGTTACCGCGTGAGTTTTCCGGGGATATCGATGAAGCACTGAAGCAGCAAATCCGCGATATGGAGACTGAGCTTAATCTTAACCAGGTATTTCGTGACTCACTCACCTGGTCGTCTCTGCTTGGTGACGCACTGATTGTCGCCATTACTGATTGTGATGATGAGCGGATAGTTTCCCCGCTGGATTTAAAGTCGGAGGATATTGTCAAATTTATCGTTCTGAAGAAAGGTGAATACACGCCGGGTTCGCATGTTGTTACTGATATCCGGTCACCGCACTTTTGTGAGCCGGTTGTATACCGGATTGATATCGGTACAAAGCAACTGAAATTTCACCACTCTCGTTGTCACAGAATCAAACTCGGTAAACGCAGTATCAGAGATCGGAGGAAGTTCGGCACGTCAGATTTACAGGCAGCGTATACCGCAATTAAAACGTTCGATACGGCGATAGTCAGTACCGGTGACACCATCCAGGAGGCGAATGTTGATGTGATGTTTCTTTCCGGGATGAATGCCCAGATTGATGCCGGCATGGAGGCGCAGGTACTTCAGTACGCATCAGTGATGAAGGAAACAAAATCATCAACCGGCCTGATGCTAATCGATGCCGGGACAGCTGAGGCACCGACACGGTATGAGCAGAAGACAGCCCAGTTTACCGGCCTGTCAGATGTGATCGCCAAAATGGCGAACGTTCTGGCCGGAGCGCTGGACAGGCCGATCACTGTTCTGTTCGGGCAGTCAGCCAGCGGATTTAACTCGGGCGAAGAGGACAACAAAGCGTATTACGAAACCATCAACGGCTTGCAGGAATCCCGGCTACGTCCGATGCAGGACTTCGCCGATCAGTTCATTCTCGACAAATTACCCGTCAGTGACGAACTCAAATACACGTATCCGTCAATTGACAGTATCAACGAGGCTGAGTTAGCAACGCGATTTACTGCGTACTCGACCGGCTTTGCATCGATGCTGCAAAACAGTGTGATTAACGAGGAAACAGTTCTGAAAGAAATGGTGGCACGTGGTCTGCTCGTTACTGTTACAGACGATGATATCGGGCGTATCGTCGAATCATCAGGATATGGTGACTATGGAACTTCAGCAGCTTTTGGAGCGCAAACAGGGGCGGCTCAAACCACGCCGCCGTCGAATGCGGCCAATCCGGCAGAGCAAGCGCTCTGAGGTCTGGTATCGTGACCGGCTTTATTCGGTTATCGATAATATCGCAGACCTGATAATTACAGAGTTAGAAAGCCCCGTACTGAATGACGCACCAGACACCCCCCCTATCAGCATCACCGCCAGACTATCCAGAGCCATACAGAAAGTTGCCGGCATGTCCTTTGCGGATATCGCGAGCCGCCTTTCGTTTGGTCTTGTTAACCGGGCAAACCAGCAGAACAAAGAGCAGACGCAGCGCACGTATAACGAGGCGTTCGGCATTGACCTGACCGGCATGCTCGGCGATGAAGCTATTCGCGCTGATCTGGATAAAGCGGTGAAGGATAACGTCGATTTAATCGAGTCAATAAAGAACGATTTCATCAACGATATCGGCGCGGAGGTGTTCGGTAATCTGAAGAACGGCGGCAGGCACGAAAATCTCACTGCATCCATTCGTGAGCGCGGGAAGGTGTCGAAAAGTCGCGCAAAGTTTATCGCCCGCGACCAGACCGCAAAACTCAACGCAGCGCTGACAGAATCACGCAGCCGTGCTCTTGGTCTTGATTTGTACGAGTGGGGCGGAGCTGGCGATGAGCGTGAGCGCGACAGCCATTCGGTGCTGAATGGCATGCTGTGTAAATACTCAGACCCCACCGTTTACTCCGATGATGGTGGGAAGACGTGGAAAAAGCGCAAATCAATCGGGGCGTACGAAGGTAATCCGGGTACTGATTATCAGTGCCGGTGTGTACCTCTGCCCTATGTCTCATGGGATTAATGAATGGCATGGAAAAAAACACCGCAGGGGTATGCTGTGACCACTGCGACGATAACCCGTGCCGGGCCGGTTGAATATTACGGCCACGAAATCGGGTTAACCGGCAGCGATGCCAACAAAAAAATATCTATTCTCCGCACACTTGAAGAACTTTCCGGAACGGAAACGCTTAAATCCTTTGAAGGGCTCCCGCTAACCCTGACGCACCCGGACAGCGGTGCCGTCACCGCCGGTGATCACAAAGAGAAAGCGATAGGCCACATCCAGAATGTCAGGGTTGAAGGCGACAAAGTCATCTGTGACGTCTACATCACGGATGCGGCAGCTATTGCAACGCTGGAAAAAACCGACGTCCGTGAAGTGTCTGTCGGCTATGAACCGGCTGAGATCGAAGAGCGTGACGGGAAGTTATATCACATCAATATTCGCGGCAATCATGTCGCCGTGGTAACAGAAGGGCGCTACGGCGCTGAGGTTCGTTTAAACGACAGAAAAGGTAAAACAATGTTTAAAACATTAACAGACGCCCTTGCATTTCTGCGGGGCAAAAAACTGAAAGACAGTGAGGGCGCTGCGCTCACCGCTGATGAGATTGTCGGGATGATTGCGGCGCTGGAAAAAGCACTGGCTGATCTGGATGGCAACGCATCAGAGGAAGCGCTGGCGAAATCGCAGGAATTAATCGCACAGCTGGCAGATCTGAAAACGCAACTGGAAAGCATGAAGGCTGTGCAAACAGATGCGGACCCGGGTAATCCGGACAGTGCTGCGGGCGATGACCTGGCCGCGCTGAAGGAGCAAAACGCGCAGTTACAGGCAAAGGTGTCTGAGCTCGAAACTGAAAATTCCTCACTGAAGGAAGAAATCGAAAAGCTGAAAGGGGAAAAATCCACCGAGGCGACGATGACAGATGCCAAAGCCCGGTTCCCGAAAGTGAACCTGAAAGATGCGAAGTCTGAGCGTGATATTCATGCGGCTGTTCTCGTTCAGCGGAAAGTATTTACTGATGCTGCAGTCAAAGGCATGAGTGATGAAGCGTTACGCTCCGCCTATATCGCCGTGCAGGTGGCAACAAAACCGAGAAGCGAGATCGGGCAGCATTTGCTGAGTGATTCCGCTCCTGGTGAGCCACATAATTACACCAAACAGTTCGGGGGCAAATAATGGAAACCGGTAAAAATATCTATCTCGGCAAGCGCTGGTTTGCGGGTCAGGTGGCCCGTGCGGGTGAGTCAGGCATTGTTGCGCCATCATACATTAACGTCGGCGACACTCCGATCAAAGGCGGGTACTTCGTTGCGATGGGTGACGTTGCTCAGGGGTGCAGAAATGTCAGTTCTGCTGCGGATAAAATCCTCGGTGTCGCAATGGTTATCGGCATTAACCATGAATTCAAACCGGGTCGTAATTTGTCACCGATGACGTTACCGCACGGATCTGAAATCGTGGTTCAAATGGCTGAAACAAGTGAGCTCGCTATTGGCAGCGCTGTCACTGTGGTGGCCACAGGCGAAGACGCCGGTACCGTAAGTCACAACGGTGAAATTAAAACCAATTTTTATGTGACTGATGTCAACGGCAGTCTGGCAAAAATCATGCGTAACGAAGTAACACCGGCATCCGCTGGCACAGGGGAGTAATTAATGGATAATTTAGATATTCAGGAAGTCATTGAGCAAACGGCCATCGACTTCGATAAAAGCTTTGAAAAGCAGGAATACCCTGATGTTCAGCTTGGTAAATTCATGACCATCACCAATAAAGGTAATGTTCAGACGACTGATGTTGCGTACGGGCAGGAGACAGGGACTCAGGATCTGGATAACGGTGTCATTGACGAAAGCACGACATCGCTTGAAACAGAAGATGTGAACATTGAAGCAAAAAAAATGTATTACATCGACTGGGCGAAAGCTGTTGTGTACACCAAACTCGGTGTTGAGCGTGCAAAAAAACTCGGTATCCAGCTGGACACCACAAAGCTGGAGAATCTGCGCGGGGTATGCCTGAGAACTATCCAGAAAACGGCACTTATCGGGCATGCCCGCCGCCGGGATGTCACCGGTATGCTGAATAATGGCGCGGTCAACATCGAAGATATGTCCAAACAAAAGGCCATCGGGGAGATGACCGGTGCAGAAGCGCGCGCATGGTTTATTAACCTGATTAAGCTGGGGTACAAGGCCAGTGACGAAATCATCATGCCGGATACCATCGCTATCGATAACATGGATCTGCTGACCTTGTCAGGACTGTACGATTCGTCCATCACCAACGGTGCGACCAATATCAATGCGTTGCAGGCTATCAAGCAATCTCTGAACGAATTTGCCGGTCAGAATATTGAGATTGTCGGCGTTCCGATGGGGTTTGCTCAGGGAGTTGCCAAACAGGGTGTCAACCGTGCTGTTGTTTATACCAACAACGAATCCACGATTTACACTGACTGGGCGCGGGCTCCGGCAACGGGCGATGTTTTCCAGCGTTCCAGCATGAGCTTTGAGGTTCCGGTTGAAGCGCAGTTCACCGGGGCGATCATTCGTAAACTGGATCGCTTCCTGTACGTGGATTACAAAGCTTAGCTTCCCGGGGGTAGCATGGGATTCACTAAACGTTACCCCGAATTTACCGGAGTAGACCCCGACAGAATAAAAACAGCCCTTGATGATGCGGAGAATCAGATGTCCCGCAAAGTCTGGGGGAAATTATTTGAACAGGGTCATCATGCACTCGCCGCCCACCTCCTGTACGTTTCCGGCGCATTAACCAAAAAGGGCAGCACCAACGGCGCACCTGTTCAGGCAGCAACGAGCAAAACCGCCGGCGGGATATCTGTTGGTTACTCTGCGCCTGATTCGGGGTTTGCGGCGAACCACAACGGCTATGCCTCCAGCACCTACGGGCAGGACTATATTCGGCTCCGTAAGCTGGTCGGCGTTCACTTTCTGGCGGTGCCATGATTAAAAACTCCGGTAACTTCAGCGGCGCGGGTCTCAAAGCATTAGAGGTCCGTATCCGTGAAATGGGTAAGAAAAAAGTAGTGGTCGGTGTACTGGCAGCAACGAATGGTGTTCGTGATGACGGGTTGAGTAATGCCACTATAGCCGCAGCGCATGAATTTGGTGTGCCGGGCCATATTCCTGAGCGCTCGTTTCTGCGGTCGACACTGGGTGAGAATAAGGGCAAGGCGACAGGATTGCTTATTCGTGAACTGAAGGCTGATATCTCACAGGGGGATTTCTCCGGCAGGGCTTTTGCCATTGTCGGCGAAAAGCTGACTGGTGAGGTAAAGCGCAAAATTCAGTCCGGCATCAATCCTGAACTTGATCCGAAAACGGTAGCGCGGAAGGGGTCATCAAAACCGCTTATCGATACAGGCAACCTGCTTCAGTCTATTACCTACGAGGTACGTGATAAATGATGGATAATTTTGCTGAAGATATCTTCTCCGATCCGTTCTTCGCGCAGGAGCGTGAGTTTGAATCCGAATCCGGTGTTAAGCGTACGCTGACCTGTATTGTTCAGCCAGCCAGCACCACCGATCTGCAAATCCTGCCGGAAGGTGACCGCTATAACCCGACAGTTCGCGTGATGACACAGGAGCCGATTACGCCGAAGGAGCTGTTTTACTGGAATAACCACCGCTGGCGCATCATCGACAAATCACCGTGGAACGATTATGGCTATTACGACACTCTCGCGACTCGATATGAAGGCAGTCAGACGGGTGATAGCGAAGGTTTCCCAATTACCTGAAGACAAGGTGATTGACGGCAATGGCGAGACGGATGTATCGACGTGGAAGTATTTTATCTCAGTGAATCAGCTTACATCTGACCCCATCGGGACGGAAATTAAGTTCGATGGCCTGAATGAAAAAGAAATCATCACGACCACGCGGGAAACCATTATCTCAGTCAATGCCTTCGGAAATAATGCGTACCTGCTGCTCGAAAACTTCTCAACCGCACTATCAACCCATTTTGCACAGCAACTGTTTAAAGGCACAGGCGCTGGTATCGTCCGTAAATCTCAAATCCGCAACCTGCCGACAGCCATTGCCGGAGGTAAGGAACAACGGGCGCAAATCGATTTAACTCTCTCTCACATTCACCGGATGGAAGCCCCGTTAAACCGTGGCGAAACCGTGGATATTACTGTCGAGGACGATTAGTAATGAGTTTACAAATTAAAGAGGTGGTCAACGCTCAGATCCTCCCGCAGTCGGCAGCGGCACAGCGGAAAGATTTAAGCATGGTCGCCATTTTCACATCCGATATCGGAGAGCCGTTTCAGGACGCACTGACACGCTATGTATTCGTGTCTGATGCTGATGACGTGGCAAACCTTTTCGGAACCAGTTCAAAGGCGCACAAGGCGGCTCAGGCGTTATTTTCGGCACGCCCGAAGTTGAAGCGAGCCATGATTGCACGATTCGCAGAAAAGGCACAGGAGATTCCGGCCACAGCGAACGCGCTGAAAGGGTCAACACTCTCAGCCGGTATCAACGCATTCAAGGCCATCACTGACGGTGCAATGACGCTGAATATCGGCGGCACTGAAACCATGCTTAACGGTCTGGATTTCAGCAAAGCTATCGGTTTCACTGATATCGCTGCGGTGATTGAGGCGAAACTGCCGGAAGATACCAATTTACAGGCCGTATGGGACGCGGTAGGTCATCGCTTTATTATCCGGGCGGCAACCGCAGGTGCTTATCCTGCAACACGTATCGGTTACGCCACTGAACCGGCAACCGGCACTTATGTCGGCGGCATGCTGAAGCTGGAAGACGGACAGGCAACTATCGTCACCGGGAAAGCAGCGGAAACAGTACCGGCAGAATCACCATCAGAGGCATTGCATAAACTCCAGAATATCTATCAGGACTGGTACGGCGTGTACTTCGCTGACCTGCTGACGGATGAACAACTTGATGATGCGCACACCTGGGTTGCGGCGGCTGACATGAAAGTGATGGCCTACACTGCCATCCGTGATGAACAGATCGAGTGGAACAACGACAACATCCTGAAAAAGCTGCACGACAAAAACAGCGGTCGCCTGATGGTGCAGTTCAACAAAACAGGTGATGACCACGCAGCTGCTGAATTACTGGCTATCGCTGTATCGACGCAGTGGAGTGGTCAGAACACGGCGAAAACGGTGAAGTTCAAACAGCAGACTTCTGTCCGTTCTGATGACCGGATTACACAAACCGAAGCGCAGAAGTGCCACCGCCTCGGTATCAACTTCTACACCGACTATGACGGCATCAATATGCTGGCCGAAGGCACCATGCTCGGTAAAACGTTTATCGACGAGGTGATGGGACTGGATGCGTTTATCGATGCATGTCAGAAACAGGCATTCACCACGCTTCAGGCTAACCCGACCAAAGTTCCGCAGACCGACAAAGGGCAGGCAATGCTCATCGGTGACCTGAATATCATCGGGCGCGAATTTGTGCGTAATGGCTTTATGGCCGGTGGCATCTGGCGCGGGAATGATATTGGTGAAGTCACCTACGGCGACCGACTGGAAGAGGGCTTTTACTTCTACTCAGACAGCTTCGACACACAGTCACAGGCAGAGCGCGAAGCCCGTAAGATGATGCCGATCATGTGCGCCATCAAACTGGCCGGTGCCGGTCACTCTGTTGACCTGATTGTTCAATTTAACCGTTAAGGAGTAATCAATGGCGGTATACAGACATGACCGCAGTATTCTCATGCTTAACGGCTACGAGATTACTGCGTGGGATGAGTCGTCTGACTCATTCTCTCTTGCGCCGGTCGGCGATGACGGCACGTACACAATCGGGGCTGGCGGACGCGGCGTGTTCGTGTTCACCGGCAACGAGTCGGCAATTCTGACGATTAAGCTGTTGGAACACTCTCCGGACAATGAGTTTTTATCGCAACTCCGGAACCGCATTCTGAACAGCCAGTCAGCGCCGAGTCCGATTGAAATGTACATGAAAGACACCTGGAACGGGGATGAAATCATCGGTGAACGCGGTTTTCCGACAACGCCGCCAACGATTTCACGCGGTACCGGCCACAATGCGACCACCTGGACTATCCAGTTCGAACGCGCAGTAACCAAATTAGCAAAAGGAGCATTTAACTGATGGAAATCGACGGCATCACCTACGAATACCGTGACGCGAACTTTATCATGGCTAAAACGGTCGGCATGAAACTCATGCAGTTGCTGAAAGGCAATATCACGCTGTCCGGCAGTGAAGTGAATATCGACATTGGCGGCGCACTGGCGAATATCGGCACCCCTGAGTTTTCGGATGTCGAAAAGTTTGTTCTGAAGTTTGTGACAGTGACTGATGAATCCGGCGCGGTTGTTCATATCGATCAGCCTGACGTATTTAACGCCCATTTTAACAAGCATAAATCGCATTACTTCCAGTTGATCATCGACGGCCTGAAGTTCCACTTTGCCGGTTTTTTGCCCGCTGGCCTCGCATCCAAAGTAAATACGCTGGACTTGGACAATCTGAATCTGGTGTAGACGGCGATACTGACTGGTTAAAAATGCTCCCCATCATGGAGGGCAAATACACCGGTCATGACCTGAGAACCACAGCAACGCTCGACGATGTGCTTGATTTTCATGAGGCGTATGTCGAGCGTTTGTTATCTCAACAGAGGGCAGAGGATGGAAATAGAGGAACTTCTGGTCGCCATCGGTATTGATACCTCACAGGCGGCAAAGATACAGGAGGTCGTCGTTGCCCTCGGTGCTGCTGCGGTTGCGATGGCAAACGAGGCCAACAAAATAAACGGTGACCTGGACACCATTGGCGAAAGTGCGGCGCAGGGGGCGGAGGAGGCTGGTAAAAAGGCCGAAGAGGCCGGGCGCAGCATGAGCAAACTGAAGATGATCGCCGTCGGGGTCGGCGCGGTTATCGGCTTTGTCTCCGGTAAGGTGCTGGGCTTTCTCGACAGTGCGATTGCCGGGGCGAAGAACCTGTCAAAAGAGAAAGGGCTGCTGTTCGATATCTCGAAGCAGGAGTTACAGCAGGCTGACGAGTATCAGGAGGCCATGAAGAAGACAGGGCTGTCGATTGAGTCGATAAAGACAAAGATAGCCCTGAATCTGGTGCCGCAACTGACGGCAATCACGCAGAAGTTCAACGACTGGCTCGGTGCCAACAAAGAACTGATAGCCGCGGGGCTGACGAAAGTCATCCAGTGGGGCGGCAAATTCTTCCAGGTGATTATTAACACCGGTCGCGCCATCGGCAAGGTGATCGACAACACCATCGGCTGGAAAGGTGCGCTAATGGTGCTGGCTGGTGCATTCCTGTACCTCAGGCGGGCTATGCTGATGAACCCTATCACATGGATTGTCGCCGGTATCGTCGGGCTCATGATCCTGATTGATGACCTGATGGTTTACTTACGTGGCGGCAAATCAAAGTGGGGGAAATTTTGGGAACCATGTATTGGCTGGATTAAGTCGGTTATGACATGGTGGAATGAGCTGTCAGAGGAATGGCAGACGACCATCAAACTTATCGGTGCGATGCTGACCGCGGCGTTCGGGTCTAACCTGTTCCTTGCTGTCACCAATGGCGCGGGTGGTTTCGCTAAAGTCCTCGGCTTTATCCTATCTCCACTTCGGCGGCTGATAAGCATGGCAATGTCTGCTGGCAAGGCGTTTATCTGGCTTGGCCGTGCGCTGATGATGAACCCCATTGGCATTATCATCGGGTTGGTTGTCGGTCTGGTGTATGTTCTCCATGACCTGTACAAGTGGTTGACTACGGGAGATTCGGTATTCGGTAATTTCTGGCAGACGATATCGGACACATGGAGCAACATCAAAAAAGCATTTCAGGATGGAGTTAAAAATATCCTGATGTGGCTGGGAATGAGTGAGGATGGCGCAGATAAAACGGTAGCCGGAATCAGTGCTGTATTCGGCACGATATTTGACGTGATTACCACTCCGTTTAGGCTTGCGTGGGACTTAATTAAAGGGCTGTTTAAAATCTGGGGTGACGATACCAAGTCTCTGACAGAAAAGCTTGGCGATACCTTCTGGCTCGTCGTTGACCTCATTAAGAAGCCGTTTGAAAAGGCATTCGATTGGGTGCTGGAAAAAATAGAATGGATTCGTGGTAAGGTTAGTTGGCTGTTCAGCAGCGTAAGCGATGGGGTTGATAAGCTGAGCGAGGAAGCCAGAAAACATCCTGAGTTTTCAGCGACGGGAGGTATCAGAACGGCAAATTTTGGCGCGATACCGATGCCGCCACAGGCTAGGGGCGGAAACGTGACGTATATCACTGTTGAGGGCGCGAAGATAGACCAGAACATCGTGACCAATGATCCTGCTAAAGCTGGCAAAGTTGCAGCAGCAGGGATTAACCAAGCGATAGACCTTAAGCGAACGATGAACAACACGGGAACTGTGTTTGCGAATGGGGATTAGGATAACCACGAATTGAATTTGCTTTAATTTGTTTGGCATTTGCCCTTATGATGGTTAAATAGCATTGTAAAGTTTTGTTTAATCATCTAAGGGCATTTTTAATGAAAAAGATACTTAAGTGGGTTGGCATTATTTTTATTATCATCATCGTGATTGGCGTTATTGCTGGTAAGGATGACAAGAAAGAGGCGGCAACTGATAGCAACCCGCAGCCATCCGAGGTAGCGGGTGACGAACCTTCTGTCGCAGTTAATAAAAACAATGAGAGCAAGGCATCATCAATAAGTTTAACCGAAGATGAGATTTCAGCTGTAAAAGCTCTAATTAGAGATGATGTGACGAATAATTTTGATGGTGGGAAAAGTGCATATGATTACGGGTACATGCTAGTAACCGCAAAAGAATTATTCAGAGTGTACTCTGCTAACGAAGCTCGTGGCGACAAGACATACAAAGGGAAGAAAATAATTATATCGGGCGTTGTTGATAGCATATCGTCATCAATAGGCGATATACCGGTGGTTAGCTTGAAAACGGGTGAAATGTTTCAAACAGTGAGCGTGAACTTTGCAAGAAAATATCGTGACACCGCCATCGAACTGAATAAAAACCAAAAAGTATCATTTGCTTGTGTTGGCGGGACTGTAGTGCTTGGGATGCCGTCTGTTCGTGATTGCGTGCCTTTAAATGTAGCAATAGATGAAATCGTTGATGATAAAATGAAGGATGTCGAAAATGCGTTGAGAAATCACAGAACAACGGACGATAAGAATGCTTTGAGTATGGTTGTTTTAGCCAAAGCGGCGAGCAAGGCTACGGATAACTTTAAATCATGCAAACCTGATGATATTAACTGCATATCTGGCAAGGCAAAATCAATACCTAAAGCAAAAGGTGGGTTTGATGCTTTGATGAAGGAGTCGGCGGAGGAAATGGGTATTACGCTACCACCTAAAGGTGAAAAATAATTGAAGCCCCGGAAGGGGCTTATCCGGTGCTGAGCTGTATGGTGCTTCCGGCAGGGTAAAATGGAACAGGTCGGAACGAACCGGAACAGTCTGAAACGGCTCACACTGACAATAAAAAACAGTAAAAAATAATAAAAGATTACACAACCGAGGTTGTACTCAGGGTTCAAAATCACTATATTACATACAAGGATTACTTGCAGGTAATCCCCTAAGCTTTCGAGCAATGCAGTATAGTTGAGATGTGTTGGTGCAAGAAGCACGTCCGAACTTGTTATCGTGTTATCCATTATAACACCTGCGTATGCACTCTTGTAAGCTACTGTAGCTAGGAGGAATTATGATTAAATTCATTCGTGACGAGTTTGAAGGTTTCTAAACTAAACCATGCAAATTGCATCGACGGGGCCGAGAGGCTCCGTTGTCATATGAGGGGTAAGTAGTGGCTGGTGATGCGTCCATCGTTGAAAAGGTCTCTGCTGTTTCTAATGAGGCATCTGTAGTTATTGGAGAATATTGGCAGTATGCTGGTGTTATAGCCCAGTGTGTTAGTGCAATAGCTGTTGTCGTTGGTGCATTTATTGCTATCAGGACGACAACCAGAACGCTGAATGCCAATGCCCAAACAGCATTACTGGCTCAACAGGCTCATGCGGATACAGCTAAAAAAACTCAAACTTCGATATTTTTATTTGAAAGTCGCCACGACCAAGGGTTTATAGATGGCCTCAATGTATTAAGAGAGAGGAATGAATCAGGGAAGTCATTCAGGGCTTATATCTATCCATGCGAAGGCCAGACAGAAGAAGAAAAAGAAGCAGACAAAATTGAGAAGAGAAAAATAGGTTATTACCTTAATTTTTTTGAAAGGGTCTCAGTGTCTATAAAAAATGGCATTTATGATGAGCTAATGCTGAAGCAGGTTCTATATAATACAGCCATAAAAAATTATGACGTCGCCGAGCCTTTTATTAAAGCATTAAGAGAGTTGCACGGTAGTAAAACCTATTATCAGGAATATGAGTGGTTGGTTGATAGGTGGAAGCGAGATCCTCTGGAAGTTAATAAACCACACTAAGACCCGCCTATGCGGGTTTTTTGTTGCCTGCTGATCCACCGAGCCACCTTTGATTTAACAGCACTTTCCCAGAAATAACCTCACAAACTGATCCCGCTTAACTGCGGGTTTCGTCGTTGGAGCCAATATGGATTTACTCAGCGGATTTAACACATCCAGACGCGCTACGGTCGTCACCCGGTCTATCGGTGAATTCGAGCTGGACGCGGTGACGGTCGAGGGGCATGAGTCGAATATGCGACTCACTGAAAACCCTGTCGAATCCGGCGCGGACATTGCCGATCACGCGATACTGGAACCGAAAGAAATCACAGTGACCGGTGTTATGGTCGGTTACGAGCCGCCGCAGCACTTCAAAAACATGCTCGGTAATGACCTGGCTTTTATGGATGAATATCCGATACCGATGGAAATACGCGCCAGCACCCGGCAGGCAGAGGCCATGTACAACCAGATAGTCGGACAGGCGCAGGATATCAAAGCACAGGTCGGCAAAGTTCTGGCTCCGTGGTACCCGGAAGCCGCAGGCATGGCTAACGACTCGTCACCGTCACTGGACAGGGTAGGTAAGGCCTATGAGGACTTACTCAGCATCCAGAAGAAGGGGGAGCCGATAACCGTACAGACCGGCATTAAGCAGTACGAAAACATGCTGATAGTGAGTATCGGCGTTACCCAGCAATACGATGGTTCTGCAGAGTTCTCGCTGACACTGCGGGAGATATTTATTGTTGAATCACAGAAAGCACAGGGTATTCACCCGGATGTGAAAGCATCGTCACCCACGAAGAAAAACATGGGTAAGACGCAGCCGAAGAAAGTGACAGAAGAAGATACTTCATTTGCATACAAGGTATTTTAAATGACACGTTATGAGATCCCTGTATCAACCGAAGAAATACAGGAGCAGTCGTTTGAAATGTCCGGCCTGAATGTCCGGCTCACGCTGTACTTCAACCGCATTAGTCAGGGCTGGCAGTTCGACCTGTACGACACCAACGAAAACCGGTTCATCACGCAGATGCAGGGGCTGGCTGTTAACGCTCCGGCACTGCTGGAGAAGAACATCCCGTTTCTGCTGATTCTGTCTGACGGATCCGGAACAGGAATTAACTCCATGCGCCGCGGCGAACTCGGTAAAAGATTAACGCTGTACGCAGTGGATAAGGAGGAATGGCGTGAAGCAATTCGGGCGATTAATTAATCTCCGCATCGGTAACGAAAAAGAATCCATCGAAATAACCAATCTCCGCATCGCCTTCAGTGTTGAAAAAACCTTAACCAGCGAACCAAACCCGGCAGTCATTCGTGTCTGGAATCTGAACGGGTCTAACCGCAATCTTATCACCAGTAAAATCTATAACCGCCTGTCGCTGTCTGTCGCGTACCGTGAGGACGAACTGCGGATGATTTTCAGGGGCGACATCACGGATGTGGTGACACTGCGTGACGGGACTGACTTCATCACCGAAATGACCTGTGGTGACGGGCATTCAGCCTACACAAAATCGAAGGTAAATAAAACGCTGAAAGCCGGTTCGACAGATAAAGACATCATGAACGAAGCAGCCAAATCGATGGGGACTGAAAAAGGCGTGGTGTCACTGCCAAAAGACAGAGCGTTGCCCCGTGGCAAAGTCATCACCGGCAACGCCCGCGATGTGATGCACAAAGTCGGCCGTAATAATAATGCAGACTGGTCAATACAGGACGGCCAGGTAACCGTACTGCCAAAAGACAAAGTGGTGTCGGACAACGAAGGGTTCGTGGTGTCACAAACGACCGGCATGATTAACAGTCCGGAAAAAACAGACGACGGACTACAGATAACCATGTTGTGCAATCCGGCACTGCGTATCGGTGGTCTGGTGCGGGTTGAGTCTATCATGCCGGAGTACAACGGCGATTACAAAATCACAGAGCTGGAACATGCCGGCGATTTCATGGGTGATGACTGGTACACGAAAATAACCTGTATCGGCGGGAAATATCAGAAGGTGGAAAATGGCAAATCCAAGTCTGCTTGATGTGCTGTCGCAGCATGCATCAAATGAGCGGAATGATATTCACACGGCATTACCCGCTAAAGTGGTGTCATGTGACGGGCACAGTGCAACTGTGCAGCTGATGATTACTCAGGTTATGAGGGGAGGTGAAACGCTGGAGCTTCCGCCGCTGGTTGATGTACCGGTCGGGTTTTACCGCGGCGGCGGATTCTGTGTGACAGTGCCGGTTAAAAATGGTGATGAGGGGCTGGTGATATTTGCGGAGCGCTGTATCGACGGCTGGTATGTGTCAGGGCAGCAATCAGCGCCGCTGGATACGCGGTTTCACGATTACTCAGATGCGTTCTTTTTACCGCAGGGCAGCAGTCAGCCAAACCGGATACCGGCTTATTCCGCTGATTCTCTCTCAATGCAGACCGATGACGGATCCACGTTCATCCGCATAAAGCCGGGAAAAATCATCATGCAGGGTGATATTGAGCATACCGGCAACCGGACGCAGCAGGGTAATTCTCTGGTGAACGGCGATCACTCAGTCAACGGCAACAGTGAATCTTCCGGCGGCACCATCAAACACAACGGTAAAGATATCGGCGATACACACACGCACAGTGGTGTTGAAACAGGTGGCGGGAATACAGGGGCACCAAACTGATGAGAATGCGACGATTAGACGAAAATCACGACTGGACATTCGGTAGTGGCCGCAGCGATTACGCCACGGAATCGGAAGCCATTTCTCAGTCGGTAGAGACCCGTTTATTGTCATTGCACAGCGACTGGTTTCTGAACAGGGATCACGGTGTGAAATGGTTCGATTACCTGAAAAAGAATCCGAATCTGGTGAATATGGAATCCGAATTAAAGAAAACCGTACTGAATACAGACGGAGTGACCGAAATCACCGGTTTCAATATCTCACTTGATCCGGACACACGGAAAATCACTGTCAGCGTTGATTACATTGACATTTACGGCAACAAAACGGGAGTGAACACAAATGCTCCAAATAACTGAAACCGGTATTGTTATCGACCGTCTTGCAGATGTGCACCAGCGGCTTTCTGACGGGTTTAAGCGTATCTATGGTGACGATATCAACCTTGATGCTGACAGCCCTGACGGCCAGATGATAGGGCTGTTCTCGCAGGAGATAGACAACATCAACCAGGCCATCGCGATGATCGCTCAGATGCTGGACCCGTACAAAGCAACCGGTTCATGGCTGGAACAGCGGGCAATGTATGCCGGGGTAGTTCGTCGTGGTGCTGATTACAGCTACATCGATGAGGCCATTTTTATCGGCACACCCAATATTCAGGTGCCGAAAGACTCTGTACTGGTTGATGATAATCGCGTCAAATGGGTGATGTTGTCAGAAATCAGACTCGATATGAACGGGTCAGCACGAACAGGCATGCGAAGTGCAGAGCTTGGCGTGTTCTCACTACCTGCTGGCAAAGAACTGAAAATGGAAACGGTCACTATCGGTGTTGATAAAATCATCACCACCAAAGCGGCCAAAGAGGGGGCATTTGAAGAAACTGACGGTAATATGCTGCTGCGGTTTATGCGTTCACATTCCATCAATAACCATGATGACCGGCAGGGGCTGGAGGGGGCGCTGCTTGATGTGCCGGATGTGAAGCAGGCTAAAGTGTATGAGAACTTTACCGGCCAGACAGATGAAAAAGGTGTACCGGCGCACTCCCTGAATGCTGTTGTGATCGGCGGCAACGATGACGACATCGGTTTTACCATCCTTAAAAAGAAAATCGGAGGCTGCGGTGTGTTTGGTGCCATAGAAAACACGCAGATATATGCTGATGTGCCGCGCACTGTCAGATTTGACCGTGCCGAGATGGTCAATGTGAAAGTTCAGTTGCTGCTTGAGCGCACCGGCGGCTTTCATGATATCGATACAGACGGTATTAAATCCGCATTGGCTGCGACACAGTTTGAGATCGGTGATTCAGTTTATGCGATGCGCCTTACCTGCCAGGTCAATTCAGTGCCGGGGTTCTACATCAAAACCATCAGAGTAAACGGGTCTGATACGGTGCCGATCGGATTCCGGCAGTGTGCACAAATCAGGCCGGAAGATGTGGAGGTGCTGATTGAATAAACAACGGGAAGACTTCCTGATATGGCAGTACAGAGGAAAACCCAAAGCCCGGCAGACAGTCGGGCTTTTGCTTTCTGAAACAAAGCTGGCGTTTGAATCGGTCATCAGACTATCAGTGATCCTGAATGTTGACCAGGCCACCGGATACGCTCTGGATTTGGTCGGAAAGCACGTCGGCATCAACCGGATCATGAAATCGTTCATCCCGAAAGAGTATTTCGGCTGGCTTGGTGTCGAGGGCGCGAAAGGTTTCGGGGCAGGGAAATTTTACCGCCACGGAGACGCGTTGACAGAATCATCAAGGCTGGGTGATGAGGATTACCGGTTTTTCATCAAAGCCAAAATCATCAAAAACTATCAGTCGCCTGATGTGGCAAGCATCACCTATTCAGTCAGAAACCTGCTTGGCGATGCGTCATACATCATCGACAACAATGACATGACGATGAATGTTGTCGTCCCTGACACACAATTAACCCCGTTCCGGATATATGCGATCAGGCAACTGGATATCCTCGTGCGTCCCGTCGGGGTGAATTACCGGTATCTGGTTATCACGAGTGAACGGACGTTCGGCTGGCACGGCGTAAAAGGTGCATACGGATTTAACAAAGGAAAATTTGCGAGGCTACTCAATGTCAGTAATGAATAAACCTGATTACAAAATCTTTGCGCAGGATGCAAAGTCCGGGGAGTACGTTGCATTTCCCGATATTTTGCGCGGCTGGGGTATCACCCTGGAGCAGTACAACGGTTTCCCGCCAATGGAATTATTTAACTCTGCGGCAAAGCGTATCGATGAATGGCTCATGTACCTGACCCAGCGAGGATTACCGGAATGGGATGCTGTAGTTGATTACCCGAAAGATGCCATGATTCAGCATGCCGGCGTTTATTATGTATCGCTGAAAGCGACTAAAGGTGAGCAGCCAAATAACTCACAGGCATCGTGGAAGAAATTAACGGAATTTCTCGGGGTTGATGGCAAGATGGCCAAAGACCAGAACGGCGCAGACATTCCGGATAAACCGAAGTTTATCGAAAACCTTGGTTTGAGAGAACTTTACCTTGCACTGACTGGCGGGACGCTGAAAGGGCCGTTAAATATCGAATATATTGGAGGTCGGGGATTAACTACAGGAGCAACAGCCGGAACATCAATTTATCATGAACTGTATCTGCTTGGAAAACTGGTTGCCTGGTGGGGAATTATAAACAGTAACGAATTAGTGCTTGAAAACAGAGTCGCTGGTAAAAAATTAATTATTGGCTCCGATGGTTTCAAAATTGACGGTAAAGACATTGCGACTACTGAGCAACTTTTCGGTGTTGGTCAGACCTACAGAAACCTAACGACCAGCCGTCAAAATAAAGTCTGGTACACCAACACCGACAGCAAGCCCCGGATTGTTCATGTCGAAACGAACAGAACAGGTACTCAGTATCCTTTCAGTATTGATATTCAGGTCATTCATAACGGAGTACAGCATCGTGCTGATTATCGCTGGACAACTGCTGATGAGGTTATTTGTTTAACTGCTGTGATTCCGCCCGGCGCAAGATATAGCGTCAACGGAGGATGGGGACAGCCGACAGAATGGACTGTTATTAATTTCTGGCTGGAGTACTCGCTATGAAATATTACAAA